TTGGCTTCGTCGTTGGGGTGTCGATTGTGATGTCACTAAAGTCTACGATACGTTGATCGCAGCTCCTTTAGTTGATGAAAATAGATTTAGTTATAGCTTGAATAATTTAGCAAAAGATTATTTAGGAGAAAGAAAACAAGGAAACATTTTAGAAGACTTTGGTAAAGAACATGGCTTTAAAGCAATTGAAAATATGCATTGGGTTCCTGTGGAGTACGCTGGTATTTATGCAGAGCAAGATACAAGACTTACATTAAAGCTTTGGGAAGTTCTACGAGTTGAAATACAAAAGCAAGGACTCACTGATATCTTTAATTTAGAAACAGATCTATTACGCCTGCTCTTAGAAATGCGTTGGAAAGGTGTTCGTGTTGATTTAGAACAAGCAGAAAAAACAAAGAAGTTTTTCAAAGCAGAAGAAGAAAAGATTTACAGTAACATCAAAAAAGAAACAGATATTAAAATTGATGCCTCAGACATTTACACTGCTGCCTCCCTACAAAAGGTATTTGATAAGCTAGGGGAAAAGTACGAATACACAGAAAAGAATAAGCAAGCTAAGATCAGCAACACAGCTATGAAAGAAAGTGAGAATCCTTTGATTCAATCACTATCCATAGCTAGAGAATATAATAAAGCACATACAACCTTTATTGATTCTATTCTCAAGCATCAAGTTGATGGTCGTATTCATGCAGAAATTAATCAATTAAAAGGGGAGTATGGGGGCACGGTCAGTGGTCGGTTGTCCATGAATAATCCTAACTTACAACAGGTCCCTGCTAGAAACGAAGCGATCGGTCCTAAGATACGATCTTTATTCTTACCAGAAGAAGGAGAAAAATGGGCTTCCTTAGATTATTCACAGCAAGAGCCTAGACTCCTCGTACATTATGCCAAAAAACACGGTTTAGAGGGCGCTGACACCATGATTAAGTTCTTTCGTGATGGAGAGGACTTCCACCAAGTAACAGCAAATATGGCAGGAATTTCAAGGAAAGAGGCTAAAACAATAGGATTGGGCCTGATGTACGGCATGGGCATAGCTAAGTTAGCAGCTTCTCTTGATATCAGTCAAGAAGAGGCAAAAGCTTTGAAGAAAAAATACAATGATAATGTTAGTTTTTTAAACAATATAATTGTTCGTGCTACAAGATACACGGAACAGAATGGATATATTAATACACTGCTCGGAAGAAGATGTCGTTTTGATTTATGGGAGAATAAAGACTTTCACGATAAGCGAATGATGTCTTATGAGAATGCTAAGAAAACTTGGCAATGGAATGAAATGAAAAGAGCAGGGACCTATCGTGCATTGAATAGGTTAATACAAGGTTCAGCAGCAGATCAAACCAAACAAGCCATGGTGAATCTGTGGAAAGACGTAGGGGTTATTCCTATGATTCAAATACATGACGAACTCAATGTCTCCGTAGCCAGCGAGACCCAGGTAAAAGAGATTAAAGAGATGATGGAGTCTGCTGTTGAACTACACGTACCTGTTAAATGCGATGCAGAGATAGGGAAAAATTGGGGAAATATCAAATGAGAATATCTTACGACAACGGTCAATTAAATTTATCTTTAACTAATGAAGAAGTAGATCATATTGCTGATAACAAAGGTAGAAGTATACCAATGGATATCAGTTGGTTGAAGGTCTTACATGAAGACATATCTAAATGTGTTATGGCTCATTGGTCAAAGGTTGAAGTATGGGATGCATTAGAGTCACATCAGAAAACTGTAAAAAGCATAAGTAAAAAAGAAAAATAAGCATTATATTCTCCTCGAAATAATCAAGGAGATAATAATGTTTAACTTAACCGATAAAGCAAAAAATCATTTCCTAAACTTCTTCAAGGAAGAAGATAAGGATCAGTCAATAAAAGAATTCTGCCAATCAGAATATAAAAAAGATTGGTACGCAGCTTATAGATTCTATAAGGAAGAAGGTCAGTTCCCTAATTTTATTAGGAGAACGCTCTAAGCGTTTGCAACAATTTCAGCTAAGGCTTCGCATCTCACAGGGGTTTGCGAATGCCATCTGGAATCCTGCATTTCCAGTGACGCCTGTTTTCTATCGCCATCAGATAATGCTCTCCACATTTTTTTAAACTTTGAAACACCTGTTTTTCCTAACTGAAACACCATTTCGACTATCACATGTTCGATTGCCTGTGGTAATCGTTTATCCGCTTTATAGTTTTCTGATATTAATTGCTCTGCTCCTGCACAAGCTCTATTCAAATCTATTAAAAATAGGTCTTCTATTTCATCTGTTGATATTTTAACACCTTCTTTAAACCTTTGTCTTTCATGTGGTTGTACAAGGTGGCCGATTCCTATCGTGGCTTTTCCTAAAGTATCTAGGTAAACAGTATCTACACAACCTTCATGGTCGCGTATTCTCGCTTTTAATTCGTCAGTAATTTTAATTGTATTCATTGTGATCCTATACCCCAATGTTCTTCATGAGGGTCTTTTTCCTTTCTTTTAAATATAAATGTACTTATTAAATTTCTAATGTGTGTAAATATTCTCATATTATCTGACAGATAATATACCAGTTCCATAAATGTTGTTAGTACTTTTTTGCATTTCTGCTAATCTACTATCAACGGAACCACCGCTTGCCATCATTATATTTTGATCAGCTCTTCTTATATCTGCTAGTAATTGTCTTTGTCCTTCAGGCATTACTTTAAACCCAGGTGGTTGTTGGGGTAATCCATAGAGTGTTGAAGGTACCATTGTATCTAATTGTGTTATACCTTGCTTAATTAAATCTGCTTGTTGTTTAGCAGTCATTTGTTCTCTTTCAGTAATAGCAATATCCTGTAGTTCAGGATCTCTTGACATGCTTAATTTATATTTTGTAGGGTTAGCAACTTTTTCTTTTTGAATGTTTGTCAAAGCAGTTATCTTTTCACCAAGCTGTTGTCTTTTTTGATTGACAGTATCTGATAAACCTCTAAACGCATTGACAGCTAAACCAAAGACTCCACCAGAACCTAGATATTGTTGTGCGGCTTGACCAACACCTTGTGCAAGACTACCCAATCCAAAACCAATATCCCCCATGACTTCTCTTGTCGTAGGACCATATTGCTGAACTAATCTTTGTCTTTCTTGCTCTAACGTTCTAGGAGCATCTAGCTTCATTTGAGTGACACCCGTAACACGACTTCCTGTATCTGTATAAACAGGCTTTGTGTATAGGTTTTTGAATCGCTGAAGTTCATCAGCTTGCTTCATTCTTCTAGCTGCTCTGTCATCAGAGACATCTGGTCGAGATGAAAAGAATTCTTTACGACCTCTAGCAGCGTCCAAATCTCTAGCAATATCTGCTTTACTTGTTCTAGCTCTACTAATATTAGCTCTTGTTTGAGCAGCTCCACTAGTCGGTGTCCTGCCTGGAGGGGCGGATGGTCTAGAGGGTCTACTAATATTAGCTCTTCTTCTACGTGGTGGTGCCATTAGATTGTACCTCGTCTTTTCGCTATTGCTTCATCTGTTGTCATGTCAGTCAGTATAGCTTCTTGTGTTACACGATCAAGTCCTGTTGTTGGTGTACTTGGAGGCAGTGGAATTGTTGGTGTTGTTCCGGTGACTGGCGTCACTGGTTGAGGAGCTAAGAACTCTTCTTTTCTGTAAAATTCAGGAGGTAATTCAATATCTAAGACCACATCTTCATTTAAATCTTTGAGATAGTTTTCTCTATAGAGTTTAAAGATCTCTCTCGCTGCGACAGGAAAAGGATTCTCTACAGGTCTTCCTAGTTCTTGCTGTAAGTTTCGGAAGTTCTCATTAAATATTTTGTAAACCTCTGTCGATGGTTTGTAAGGAATGTATTTGTTTTGAAGTAAAGCATTTCTTTCATTTTTTGTTAATCTCTTTAGTTCTTTATTAAGAGTAACATTGCTAGTCCCTAGAGTTTTAGCATCTTGAATTATCTTTGCCATATTCTTAAAGTTTTGAAAACGAACTTTTTCCATTCCTAAATATTGTTGCACAATTTCTCCAGGGGAAACAAATCCTCCACCAGCAATATCGCCAATAAAAGAGGAACGAGCACTTTGAT